CGGAACTCTATATTGCGTACAGACTGGGCATAAAAAATGCCCGCTGCGGTATATCGGCGGACTCTCATCCGCTCAATCGTATGTGGTAAGCGTTGCAAATTTACGACAAAAGAGCAACTCCACAAATTTTTCAGGCAAAAATAATTACGAAAATTTGTACAAATATATTTGATTTTGTTTTGCAGATTCAGATATATTTTGTATCTTTGTAGTGTAATCAATGAGCGATTACAACGGACAAAGCCTGACGCCGAAAAAAGAAAGGCCTAACCCCTGACAAATCCGCAATATGTTGACCTTCGAAATTAACATCAGGATTTGGAAGCTGAAGATTGCAAAAATCACTCTGACAATCTTCTAATCCAAGAAAGGGTGGCCGAGAGCCTTAAAGACCTCCGAGACGGAGGCGCCCTTTACTTGTCGGGGTTAAACCACTGCAAAAGTACGATTTAATTATGGAAAATCAAAACGAAAAGAAGAATGGCCGCGGGGGTCGCAGAGAAGGCGCCGGACGTCCGGCCACCAAGCACAACACCCGCTCCATCGCGCTGCGCATTCCGGCCGATGTGGCCGAGATACTTGACCGCCAGGAGCATCGCTCGGCCTACATAATAGAGGCGATACGGGCGTATGACCGTGAGCAGCGAAAGCGGACTATTCTCGGCATAGAAATCAGCTACACAAAGAATGATTAAATGCACGGGCCGGCAGAGAGTGACTGTCGGCCCGGATTGTCGGATTGTGTCAGCTGAAAGTCACCTGACCGTGTCGGTTGTTGCCGAAGTTGAGCGAGAGGGATTGTCCGCCCTGCAGTTCGGCGTACCGGCACAGGAGCGCCAGGGCGCGTCGGGCTTCGTGGCGCGACGGGTTTTCGCTGCTGTGCGCCTCATATTCGGTGATGAGCGCATCCAGCTGCTGGCGGTAGCACAGGCGGTTGGACTTCATGGATTGGCGCGTGGCCTCATACACGCGCTGTTTTTCAGCGCGCAGGGCTTCGCGGGCTTCGGGTGTGTTGACCATGCCGATGGCGGTGTTAAGGTGGCCGATGGAGAGATTGCAGTCCTTCTGGATCCGCATGCGCTCCGCCTTGAACTGAAGGCGCAGAGCGTTGATGCGGGATTCAAATTCGTTCATTGCTTGTTTAGTTTGGCATTACAGGCAGTTATAAAAAAAACGGCTGCCATATCCCGTCGCCAAACTAAACAAGACTTGTCTCTGTAGAGCAAATATTGAAGGATATGACAGCCGAAGCCGTTCTATGTATGGGCATAAAAAATGCCCGAATATGTTCGAGCCTTTAACCGCGGCTCTACGTAAGACAATATTGTCTCGTTTAGTTGGCACTGCAAATTTACGACAAAAAAGCAACAATGCAAATTTTCGAGCAAGAAAATCCTCCGAGGCATATTGCAACGGAGGATTCATAGGGTCAATGTGCTTTGTTTAGTGTCCAATTAAACAGAGGACACTGCAAAAATGGTAATTTTACTATTATTTACCAAGCAAAAAAGCAGAAGAATATTAAAATTACTATTAAAAAAATGAGTCAGGGATAGAAACCGCATGGCTGTTATCGCATCGGCGCTTGCGCAGCAAGAGACATTGCGATTAAGGTGCGCAGCATGATAGCCCGACCCACAGGGGGGACTCCCAAAAACAAAAGGTCGCACCCAGAGTAACCGGGAACGACCTGTCAGAGGAAAAGAGGCAGGAGAGAGTGAGAATGAGTCATTAGTGTCTTGTCCGTTTAACAAGCAGCGCGATGGCTATGGCAATTGCAGCGAGGATTGCCATGGGAATCACCCAGTCCGATAGTTTTTGCATATCATATTCTTTCCAGGTGTTCTTTGCCGTGGCCGTGGTCCGGTTGAAGTTGACATTCACAGAGTCCTTATCGTTGACGACCGCCACCTCATGTCGTGCGGCTTTGGTGTCGTTGCACGCTTTGGCTCTCGCTATCTTCAGCCGTCTGGGATTGGCGCGTATGCCGGGACGCACCGTGTCAGGTTGGAAGAACTCCACAGTGATGCCGCTCAGTTCAATATCAGTGGAGGCATTGATTACAGAGAGCATATCATCAACCGATACCGACTCCTTTGCCGCTGTGACTTCCACAGCTGTAGAGTCAGCAGTAGAAGTCGCCCTCTGCTTGGTTGTCCGGCACGAGCTTGCAGCCGACATCAGCAATATGGTGATGGGAATCAGAAGTCGCATATCTTGAAAGATGGGCATGCTTTGTTGGCAAATTCATTGTGGCAATGAACTGTCGCTCCGGGGAACTGCGATTGCAGTCGCTCCACAAGCTCGTGCATTGCCTTGTTCTGTGCCGGCGTGCGGGTGTCTTTGGGCGTTTTTCCGTCAGCAGCGCAGCCACCTACATAGACAATGCCGATGGAAGTGGCGTTGTACCCTTTACAGTGGGCTCCGGGCTGTTCTATGGGTCGGCCTTGGTGTACCGAGCCGTCGCGGTATATCACGAAGTGATAACCGATATCTTTCCAGCCGTTGCCTCTGACGTGCCAATCACGTATCTGGGCAACGGTGTAGTCACGCCCCTCGGGAGTGGCTGTGCAGTGCAGGATGATTTTTTTTATTTTTCGCATCATACAGGAATGTTATGGAGCTTCATGCGGGCAACAAGGACATCATCCAGTTGCGCCATGTGCTCGATTTGGATTAAAATCAGTGCTTGTTCCTCAGGCGAGAGGCGCATGAATCGCAATTGATCATCAGCGAATATGCGTAATCTATTCAGGTGCCTCGCATTTCGGGCATGTTGCTCGGCGAGGCGTAGTTCAAACGGTTTCATTTGTCCGGGAGGTTGATTTTTATGTTCATCAATGAGCCAGCAATAGCTATGATCTTTGCGAAAATGACAAGTGTCGCATTGCTGAGTTCCCCCACGGGAGGGCTGAAGAAATCATAGAGAATTAGGGCAAGGCCGATGAAAATGAGTACCACACCGATGATGTTCCGGTAGGATTTTGTACTGAGTTTTTTCATTGCGGAGAGAGATTGTTTGGATTAATATTCACTGCAAATATACTATCGCACGACGGTGCGGTAAAAGACGGAACAAGCTACAGAACTCCCGAAGGATCGATGAATGTCACACCCGAATATGGCCGGTTCTCACAGCCGATATACAAGGTGTCAAAAGCGTCAGTGCCGTCCGTGCGGAGTTCGAGGCGGTCATCTTCGGTCTCGGTAAGTTTCTCTCCGGATTTATCCTTTTTAAAGCCGTTGCGGCCGCGGCTCACACCGGCCGACTGTATTGCCAGAATAAGGTCATCGTTATTTTGTCGGTTGAAATAGGGTGTCAGGCGGTTAAGTCCGGCAAATCCATGATTGATAAGGTGGTATTTCTCATCGTGACGCATAGGGTTGCCGAGAGGTACGGCGACAACACGCCAACCATGCTTCTCAAACTCGTTGATGATCGTGTATCGGAAGTCAACTGAGTTCACCGCATAGTTTGAGCCGAGAGCCGTGGTGTCATAGTAGAACACCACAGTCTTGCAACGATGGTGAGCGTAGTATTGGCAGAAGTCGGCAACAAGAGCAGGAATTTTGCGCTCATATTTCACATAGAACGACTTCAGGACATTCAGACGGCCAAGCCGTTCATCAGGCTGACCGGCTACAATCCAGTTGATGTTCGCATTGTAATCCATACCGATGCAAATAGGACGGTATCGGTCAAGATCGCGGTCGGCGCGGCAGTCCAAAGCTTCCGGGAGAAAGTCATAGCCTATCGTGTCAAGGTATTCAAAATCACTGTCGTTGTATTTATGATCTTCTTTCATGGAAGAATAAAAGCCATCGCGCGCGATGCCGATTTTCTGACACATGATGGAGGTTTGGAATGTGAGCGGTGTGAGGTCGCGTTTCATGTCACGAAGGTACCGCTCCCCCAGGAGCTGGACATTCTCAACGGAAGAATATTCGCGGTAATAAGTGGCCACGGAACGTAAACGATTTATATTCGCATCAAGGCGACGCAGATGACCACGGAGATAGGAAGGTGGCTCGATCCCTTTTTTCCGCATTTCAAGAATCTTCTGTTTCTGTCTCCATTGTTCATAAACGCCGGCCTCGATGGCACGAATAATCTCAGGATCCATATCCTTCTCGTATTCAAGAAACCAGGATCCCTTTTTGCTCTGCGGCATATCAGAGAGAATGAGCATCGCATGATTGAACGAGTGACGCGAGAAATGGGTCTTGATACCGCCGTTAGCCGGAAGGGTCTCCTGATGAAGCTTTACCGGATCAATAAATTTGGCTTCATCCACAAGCAGCCACGATAGCGTGAGCGAGTTGGCCGCGCCTTTCCGGTCCTGAGATAGAATTATCGCCACCGAACCATTGTAGAATGTAATCACCTGTTCCCAATCCTCCGGGTTTGTGATAGGCTTCGCAAAAGTTTTAGGTGGCCGTTTACCGACAACATAATGAATGTCTTTGCGGTACTCCCAACGCTCCCAAGCGGCAAACAGGCCAGGGAGCGTGTTGGTCAAGCCGTGTTTGAAAGTAGGCACAACAATGCCACCGGTAGAGCCGGGCATCCGCTGCATCATCTTCAATACGAATGGGGCTGCAATAGAGTCGGTCTTGCCGGTTCGGCGGCCGGCCACGACCACGGTGGTCCGAGCGGCGATGAGCTGTGCCATGAGCTGCGGACGGTTGAAATAAACCTGTTTAGCTTCGGGATTGACTTGTTCCATCGTCAAGCGGTTTAAAAAGGTATTGTTCCTCAAGATCAGGTTCTTCATATTCAACGTCCACGATATCGCGGTTGTCTCGAGAGAGGTCTTTGACGAGCTTGTTGATATAATTGTAGATGTCCGGGATGGGTTCAATGCCGAGAACGGATGGGTCAGTAGTGGCACACCATGGCTGGACATGGATAAGCTCATATTGAGGAGAGAACTCATCAGGCTTGTCAAGGTTGTTGATCTTGGTGTACTGAGCCAGAGCCGCGGCCATCGCCTTTGCGTCTTTCCTTGCCTTGGCCATGGCGTATGTTTCCATCGCCATCTCGTTGGCACGGGCGCGGTGGTACTCTCTTGACGAGTTGGCCATCAGAGGCACCAGTTGGTGTATAATGCCTATGTCGGCGTATGCGGTTGACTGCGACACTTGATAGCGCGACATGATCTGGTCGCGCAGCTGGCGGTCCTTCATGGAAGGATTTGCAAGCCAATAGCTATACATATCGCGGAGCCGCATAACGCGCTCTGCGATGGGCGAAGGATATTTGTCCCGGAGTTCATCTTCCGAGGCAAAGAGATCGGCCTTACAGGCTTCGAGGGGAGACGGTAAATTAGGCATGACGTAAGTGAACAAAAATGCTTATTTTGACAAAATTGTAAGAATAAGGCTGTCCGTAAAGTGCTTATTCATCATCTTCCATATCAAGGAGAGCCTTTTCCGACATTTCCAATGCGACAGGTGAGCCTACCCGAGCAAGCATGGCCATCTGTTTGCGGATCTCGATTTTCTGCGATAGTTTACCTTTGAGATAAGCGATTCTGGCCGGATGTCCAAGGCAGGCGATATCGGCTTTCAGTTCGAGTTCAGGCACGTCGAGTGTGATGGCTATTTCCGTAGGAGTGATATAAAGCGATGCAAGCTGCTCAACCGTTTGCAACTGTTCGGGCGAATATTTCATGGAAAGGGACTGATTGACGTGTTATTAAATAATCAAGTTGTTCATGCAGAGAATCAAAAACGAGAGTGTCAGTGGTGATTGTCCCCGACTCGTAGCGGTTGCCACGTGTCAGGTTCTGCGACATGATGACAGCTACTTTCCACTTCTCGTTAGATACGAGCAGCAACTTTGAATGATTGTCGGCGAGATAGCAGTTTCTGATTGTCTGCGCTATGAAAGGCCAAAGAATAAGCGTCTTGTTGGTGGCCTTGAAGTCAAGGACAATGTCGAGGGAGCGGACGAGATTTTCTTTCTCTATGAAAAAAATCCTGCGGAGAAATTCTTCCGAGATGGAGAATGATGTCATCTGCACGTCTGCCGGGCCGGTCTGCCCAAGTACCCATCTGAGCACGTCCGCCACTTGCAGGGCGTTGCTCAAATAAGCCTGGTGCGGCATGTCGGCCAGAGGTTTGAGTATCTCGGTAACAGGTGCTGTCCGGGGCATCACAGGAGTTCTGCGAGTTGCATTTTTTCACGCAGCCTGTCGGTGGGCGATATGACCTTGGCGTATGCCTCACGGATGCGGCCGGCGAGTGACTCAGTGGGGGCGATGGCATACTTGCCGAGCAACAGTGTGCACAGCTTCGCAGCGTTCTTTGATTCGGTGCGGGCATCGACAGCCGGAGCGATGGCGGCCGCCGGCGTACCTTTTATGTAGTGATCATATTTGTTCCAGTTATCGCGATAGAGATTATCCTGTTCGATCAGGTACTTCGCCAGCGGATAGCGGTCGCTGTCCGGGCAAGTGGAGTTCTCGGGAGAGATGAGCCGTATCTTGGTATGCGCGTCGCGCATCCGCCTCAGTATATCGGCATTGTCTATATAGAGCTGCCGCACTTCCGCGGGCAGTTGGTCATGATCGGCCCGTTTGCCTCGCTGAAACTCCGTTCGCTTCGAAGGCTCGGCGTTTTCAAGGCCGCGGTTCTTGGCTATGGCTTTCACTTGCGCCATCATACCGGCCACTTCCTCATGGGTAATGTCGGCGAGGCGCTGCTTGTATATTTTCCGAAGATTATACTCTATAACTCCGGCGTGATATTGGAGATTGCGGCTCACGTTGGCATAGAGTATCTTGTTGCGAGTCACCTGCAGCAGGAGAGTGGCTCCGGCCTGGAGGTCACGCATTGACGGCTCTGTATCGAGCCATTCCTTGATTTTGGGTGTCAGTTCGAGATTGATCATTATATCTTATTATTGATTCCGGTGATGAATAGCAGTGTCTTGTTGTACGGTAACAGTAACTCATGCATACCTTTGAGCGTTGAGCCGGTGGTGACGAAGTCATCAAACACTATCACGTTAGGCTCATCGGGCAGTGCGTTGAGAGTGAACACGGCATTGATGCGCTGACGTGAGTGGCAAAAAGCGACGTCCTCATAAAAAGGTATTTGCAGTCGCTTGTGGATTTCGATGCAAATAAGCGTGGCAAAATTGCGTTCCTTATGGCGACGTTTGGGAGTTGTGCAGATGCACCAATGGCCGGAGCGCAGCGATGGACCGAGAACTTTAACTAAAAAGTCCGACACGGCATCCGCGAAGTGCGGTATTTCTGCCGGGTCGGACTTGATTTCGGAGAGAGTTCTGCCCATTAGGGATTTTTGCCAAAGCGAGAGGAACCACA